GTTATTATTATGACTCCCGCTTCTCTGCGTGCTAACTATATTGAAGAACTTAAAAAATGCGGTGATTTATTGTATAAACGAAACCAATTTTGGGAATGGATATCAACCGATACGAATCCCGAAGCTGCTTCACCAATGTCTGCTATTCTAAACCTGCCATTAGAATTTATAAGACGACACCGAGGTGCCTGGTTTATTAATATAACAAAAAAAACTAATTATGAAGATTTAAGTGATGTTGATAAGATGACATTAGAAGCACAATTGAATGAAATGATTAAAAGCAAATATACGTTTATTAATTATAATGGGTTAAGAGCAAAAAAATTGCAAGAACTCACTGGGAATTTTACACGCAATCTCTTTGATGATGCTGCTGTAGTTATAGATGAAGCACACAATTTGATAAGTCGAATTGTTAACAAGATTAAAAAGGAAAAAGTTATTCCTGAAAATAAGAAAGGAGAGAAGGAACATTTACCATTGAATTTGTCAACTAAATTATATGAGCTTTTAATGAGTGCCAGAAACGCTCGTATTGTTCTCTTAACCGGAACACCTGTTATCAATTATCCTAACGAATTTGGAATACTTTTTAATATTTTACGAGGCTATATTAAAACCTGGAAAATAACTATTAATGTCCAAGAAAGTAAGCAAAAAAATAAAAGTGTTAAAATTGATAAGAATGCTCTTCAAGAAATGTTGTTAGGTGTCAAATCATTGGATTATTTGGATTATTCACCTTCAAGTAATATATTGACTATTACAAGAAACCCATTTGGTTTTTCAAATAAAATTAAGGTTGATTCCGGATATCAGGGTGTAACAAACGCAAAGAAATTGGAAAATGGGGAAACCGCAATTGATACTGAGTATTTAAGTGATGATGATTTTGAGAGAAGAATTATCAGTATTTTGGATAGAAATGGTATTACTGTTGTTCCACAAGGCATAGATATTAAAAATAAGAAAGCATTACCTGATACATTTGATTTGTTTGAGGCGCAATACATTGACTCTACAACGAAAAAAATCAAAAATATTGATGCTCTTAAAAGACGTATTGTTGGGTTATCATCTTACTTTAGAAGTGCTCAGGAGAATTTGTTGCCAAGATACAATAAAACATTGGGTGTTGATTACCATATTGTTAGAATACCAATGAGTAATTTTCAGTTTGGCATATATGAATCTGCTCGTAGCGAAGAGAGAAAATCAGAGAAGAAAAAACCAAAACAAACTGTCGGTGAGGTTTATGAAGATTCATCATCAACATATCGTATTTTTTCGCGTTTATATTGTAATTTTGTCATGCCTGACAGACCAATTCCTTTAAAGAAATCTATAAAGGGTAAAGAAGGTACAATCGAACTTGAAAAAAAAGGAGAAGAAGAAGGAGAAGAACAAGGAAGTATGTCTGAATTATTTAAACTTGCCAGAAGAGAAGAAGCCAAACAAGATGTTATTGATGACCAAGAAGGTGAAGTTGAGGGTGACCAAATTCTTGAAATGATTGGTGGTATTGACTACAAAGAGAGACTTGATAGAGCACTTAAATACATCGAAGAACATTCGAATGATTATTTAACACCTGAAGCATTATTAACATACAGTCCCAAATTCTTAAATATGTTAGAAAATATTGACGATCCTGAATATCAAGGTTTACATCTTGTTTATAGTCAATTCAGAACTATGGAAGGCATTGGTATTTTTAGCTTGGTTCTAAACAAAAACGGTTTTGCTCGTTTTAAAATTAAGAAAAGTTCGTCAGGTGTTTGGACTATAGATATTAATGAAGAGGATAGAGGCAAACCCACTTATGCTTTGTACACTGGTACTGAAACCAGCGAAGAAAAAGAAATGCTAAGACATATTTATAACGGTGAATGGGAACAAATACCAGAAAGTATTTCAATCGAGTTAAATAAAATTGCCAAAAATAACAATATGGGTGAAATAATCAAGGTTTTTATGATTACGTCATCCGGTTCAGAAGGTATTAATTTACGTAATACAAGATATGTACATATTATGGAACCTTATTGGCATCCTGTCCGTTCCGAACAAGTTATTGGACGCGCGAGACGTATTTGTAGTCATAAATCACTGCCACTTGCTCTACAAACCGTTGAAGTATTTGTTTATCTTATGATTTTTACACCGGAGCAACTTAAATCAGATGATGCGATTGAATTAAAAAGAAAAGATTTAAGTAAAGCACAACCTCACCTTCCAATAACAAGTGATCAGTATTTGTATGAGATTTCAGAAATTAAAGCCAATCTAACAGCTCAACTTACTGAAGCGGTTAAAGAATCTGCGTTTGATTGCTATATTTATTCTAACGGCAAATGTGTCAATTTTGGCGACCCGACCAAAGATAAATTCTCATATGTTCCTGATTATTCGGATCAACAAAATGACACCACAGTTCAGGCAAATAAAGAAATAATCCAATGGACTGGCAAACCAATTCGATTGAACGGTGTTGACTATGTGTATCGTAGAATAAGCAAAAAAGTATTGAATGTTTATGACAAGCTCAGTTATGAGGCGGCGCTACTGGACCCATCAATTATACCTTTACAAATCGGAACACTGGAGAAAAATGATGCCGGTGAAGATGTATTCAAACAATTGGTTGTATAAAAATAAAAATAAAATTATTAGGTTTTTAATTGTATTTTTAATTCTTGTTTTTGAGTAACTCCAAAATAAGGTCTAATTTGCTATTTAAAGTTTTCACTTCGGTTTGAAGAACTGAGATTTTATCTTCGTTTGTATTTTTTAAAGTCGGTACTTTTTTCAAAAGTTTAAAAATATTAGCATCTTCTTCATTATTATTGGTTTCAATTTCTTCCATTGTTAATCTTACTTCGTTAGATACTTCATTTAAAAGTTCGTCTTTAACATCGGATGAATAATTATAAGGTTTTAAATCCCAAGTTACATTCTTCTTCGGACTCATTTGTTTTTCCGTCTCTAAACTAATAATCTGATTTTCTACATTTTCATTATCTATTTTAAGGTATTTTAACCTACTTTTATTACCATTTTGAAGAGGTTGTTGAGGAGTTAGCTTATCATTTTTCACCGATGTCTCTTGCGGTTTTAACCAATTATCTGTATTCGAACTCAAGCTATTATTATTGCTCTTGTTTATTTGTTCAACATCATAATTCCTCTGGGAAGTTAATTCTTTAATCGCCTTTTCTATTTCAGTAATAGGTCCATCCTCTAAATTATCATTAAATTTAGGCACCGGTGGTACTTGTAATGACATAGCATTTGTAAATTCTTCTTGACGCTTAGTTAAATCCTTATCAAATTGACTACGTTTGTCATTGTGTATTTCTTCGTATGTTATTAATTCATTAACCTTTTTTTGAGGCAATTCATCTAATATTTTAATTTTTCTATATTCAGGTTTTACATTTTGCGCTATTTGCGCTATCTGTTTATTCGCATGATTCAAAATCAATAATATATATTTCTTATTCATATCTACTAAATTTGTTGTTTTTTGGCTTTCAACATCATAAAAACCCTTAAGATTACTTCTAAATAAATTAAGAATGTTTTCGTGGAACTCTCTCGATTGTCTTTTTATAATATCTTCATCGATTACTACATCCCATAGAACCTTGACATTTTCGTTATTTAAAAAATTCTTTGTGTTCATTTTATTTAATATATAAATTATATAAAATCTGTTTATATAATTTTGTAATTTATACACTTTTTTATAAACTATCATTAAAATATATCTTCCTGAATTTTTGCATATACTCATCCTTCAATATATGGGTTTTCAAATAGTGTTCCGTCATTTTGTCTTCAAGCATATGAACTATAAAATACAATGAATAAATACCACATTCTGTATTACCATATTGATGTTCTATACCTTCATTACTGTCAAATTTGAACACAATTTTTTTGTCTAACGCCAAACCTTGTTCTTTTATTCTGTTTACAAATGTCATTATTTCCGGCTGTGGTTCGTCGCCGGTACTGTCAAAAAAGAATATATGCTTCTTCTTTATATTAATAAACATTGATATCCAATGTTGCCCGGGTTTATCGTGTGTGTCTGTATTAAATATAATACCTATTTTATCCTTACCATCTTTGATTTGCTGTGCTAAATTAAAATTACATAATTCTTCCCAAACGCATTCACCATACATTTTTCTCGTATCGAAATCAATTGGTGTCGGACCAATAAAATCAAAACATTTAAATGCCTTTTCGTATTGTTTCATTACTTTCATTATGTCGACACTTGATAACCATTCATTTGGATTCTTTTTCCATTCTTCTGGCGATATGGGAGCAAAAGAATCAGTCATTTCACTACTCATCTTGCCAAAGTCCTTTTGTTGCTTTATCCAACACGATTCTTTATTACATACATCACTTAAATAATCGGTTAACAATCTATGTATTTCTTTTGTATCACTTGTATTAATTTTAACGTCAGGGTGCCTCGAATTCCACAAATCTCTTAATTTATATAGTGACTTGTCTGTATAACAACTAAAACCATTAATCTCGTTTTTTTGTTTAGGGCTACAATTTACCCTTTGCAGTTTTGATTTGGATTTACCCTTTTTAGCTGAGCCAACTTGGTTTCTTATTGTTTTTTTAGTTTTATTTATTCTGGATTTCATTTTTGTCAATTGTTTCTTTATTTTCCTTTTTCGTGTTAATGAGTTCATCATATTTATTAGTGATATTTTTCTTTTTTATATTAATATTATTATTACTACTATTATTACTATTTAGACCCTTTACTTTTAATTCCGGATCCATAAGATTCACTTCTTTTTGTTTTGGAAGTATTAGCTTCTCTTCTGGTTTTATATTTTTCCGTTTCACATATTTGTCTAAAGATGGCGTTTTAATTTTAATTGAACGCATCATAAGTTTATCTGCTTCTTCGACAGCAATATCGTCACCTAATTCTGGAATAGCATTAATATTTTCTAAAGCTGATTCGTCTAAAGTTTTATATTCTTCTTGTAACAAATCAGTGTTGTCAATTGTTTTAAAATAATTTATTGATGCGTTAATAAAATTATCATAAGCATATTTCACGTCAGGAAATAAATTTTCTGGTTCGGATTTAGTTATTAATATTTCTTTAAACAAATTGTATATTCGCTTTTTGTAAAACTTCTTGTCTTCTTTATTAACCGACTGCGCTTTCCTGTTTTTAACTTGATTATTAAACAGTGATTTATTTAATAAACAATCTAAAGTGACTTGGTCTACAAAGGCTTGTGACATATTATATATTTTACTTTAAAAATATATAATTAATTTTATACGCTTATTTTTATTATTTTATGCTTATATTTTATAATGGAGTATCAAATTATACCCAATTTGACATATTTAGGTAGACCAGTCTATACTCGTAATTCAGCTCTTCCTGCTGCTGCTAATGCTGCTGCTAATGCTGCTGCTAATGCTGCAGGCGAAGATGAAGATGATGCTGCTGCTGGTTCTGTTCCTCCTGTTAATGGTGATGATCAAGGCCAAACTTACGATTGGGGTTCTTTGACACGTATTATGGGTGGTAAAAAAAGAACAAGAAAATACCTTTCTAAAAATAAAAGAAACAGTAGGAAACGAAGAAAGTCACGTCGTGTTTAACAAGTTTGTTTTGTCATATCTCGCACTTGAACCCTTGTAGAGTTGAAAAACATTTCGGCTCCAACTGTTTTCGAGTCAGGGTTCGGGTTAAATTGTGAAAATGAATCCTTCTCAAATAGCAAAGAATGAGATTGAGGTGTTGGCTTTGGTGTGAAACCATAATTATATAAATCACTTTTACTTGAAGGCACATATACTGATTGACTGCACTTTTGTAAAGCATAAATTTGGTTTCTTAATTCCGACTCCGTATTTACATTAGAAGCAAAACCAGACCAAGGCGATGTAGTGTTACCAGGGTTAAATACCTTATGAGGATTAAA